ATCGCTGAGCGGTCTTCAGGTCGTAGCCAGTCCGAAGCTCTAAGCCACAACGCTCAAACGCCTCTTCAACGTAGTCTGCTACGTCTAACTCGAAATCTTTACTCCCGCTCGTCGCCATTTTCTGCACCCGCGTATAAGTTGTCGAACACTTGGTTCACGTCCAAGGTGTAGTCTAAGTCAGATTTGCTGTAATGGATATGCTGGGAAGGCCTAAAATCTGGGGCGCCATCACCTAGCTCGAACTGCGCAGGTCGCGTTACTCTTACTCGGTTATTAGGTAACGCAACAATATTACCCGTCCACTCCCCCGCATCGAGCAACTCCAGCACATGGCTTTGCTTGTGTTGTGCAGGGTCGTCCGCCGTATCTGACTCGGTATAATCCACAGTAAAGTAGTATTTTGCCGGGTAAAACTTGCCATCAATTTTTGCCATCCAAGGGCATGGGTCACAGTTTTCTAACTTGTAGACGCTGTGGGTTCGAGATGCGCAGTCCCACGGCTGTGCCGCCCAAACAGGCATTGGCTCAGCCCATTTATCGAAGGGGGTGTCCCCCACGAGAGCGGTGATAGGCATACGAGCCCACATTGCGCCCCCGTGGAGGTTCGGCTCATCGGTATCGTAAGTCTCAGCCCCGGTAAATATGACCTGAAAAGACAGGCATCGCTTGGGTAGCGTCGTGACACCGATGACCATGGCATGAAGAAACTCGCCATGGTATTTCTCGTGATTGTGCGTGTACTCTTTTCTGACCCAGCACTTAAAGTACGGGATGCTGGACTGGAGAAATGCCATTATCGGCCATATAGTCCGCTGTTTTTGTTTGAAGGAGCGCGCACTGAATTAGACGTGGCTTTGCTCTTCATAGCGCCGCCAGCGGCCTTTCCCTTAGCTTTCATCATGCCAGATCCGGGTCTTCCTACAGCAATCATAACTTGCGTTGCGTCTTCTTTATTGCCAGCGCCACCTTTAGCGTAACCTTTAGTCTTCATTTTCATGATTGAGCCTCCCTCGGCCGCAAACGTACTTACATTAGTGGGCTTACCACCCACACCTTGCTTTTTCGCTCGCTTGCGCCTGACGGCGGAAGCTACTTGTTTCTTTGACATCTTTGCGGCCTTAGCCGCAGGCACACATTTCGGATAGTCACGATCTGAATCATCGGCGCTTTGGCGGCCACACTTTTCATAGCCGCCGCCCTCTTTTGGGGCGCTAATATCAACCCAGTTCTCGCTTCCGAACCAGTCTTTAAGTCCGCGTTTTTTAGCCACGAGGCACTCGCACAGTTCTACGCTTGTTTTGCATCATAGCGCCACAACCCCGAGGTTGCATCTCCACAGAGCCGCCTGTATTCATTTTTTTAGCTTTGACTTCTCCGCCAGTCGCTTTTTTGGCGCCTTTATATTCTCCTCCCATGCGCTGATACTCTTGCACCATAAATCCGTTTGCGTATGCGGAAGGATATACCTCAAATTTAGCCTTGGCCTTAGCCTTAGCTTTTTTATAAATTTCGGGGTTAGCGACGTTGTCTGGTATTTTGCTTGCCATTATCCGCGACCTCCTCTTGAGCCTCTATAGCCGGGCGGGAACGTGCCCATTTTTGGTGGTGATTTAGGCGGTGCTGGAAGAGGCTTGATTCCTGCCGTGCCAGCCGGTACGCGCTCATCAAGTCGTCCACGTAGGTTAGCAATCTGCTCTCGAATTCCACCTAAATCTACCTGCGGGATGTCAATTCCCTCTCTAACTCTTCGGGCAATAGCGTCCATATCTACCGTAGGCCTTTCGTCCATACGGCCTCGCAGATTAGCAATTTGCTCTCGGATTCCGCCTAAATCGACCTGTGGGATGTCAATACCTTCTCTGACTCTTCGGGCAATAGCATCCATGTCGACTGTAGGCCTTTCGTCTAAACGACCACGTAGTTGCGCAATTCTCTCAGTCAACGGGGTTACCTGCCCCCTGACCTCTTCCAGTCTGCCGCCAAGGCGCTCTTCAATAGCGCGACGACCAGCCGTTGCTTCGCCCTGTCTTTCTCGCAAAGCCGCCAAACGCTCTTGTAGCGGATCAATACGTCCACCAACTTCTTGTATGGCGCGCTGACTAGCTGATTGCTGTGCTTGCTGTTGCTCTCTCAATCCAGCTAGTTCAGCGTCTCGGACACTCGCTCTGGCGCTTGCTTCTGAGTCTAAGCGCTCTTGTTCAGACCGTAGTCTTTCAGATTGCTCTCTGAATGAGGCCGATGATGATTCAAGCTGACCACGAAGATCCGCGATTCTTGGGTTGATTCCACTGCGTACACGCTCTGCAATAGCCGCTTCGTCAGGACCTTCACGGCTTTCTACCGCACGTAGCCTTTCAAGCACCTCTGGTGGTAATCCACGGTTTTCTAAAGCCGCTATCTGCGTTTGTAGTTGAGATGGGTCAAATGTTTCTCCCGGCATATTGCCAAGTCGACCGCGCAATTCACCAATTTGCTCTCTAATAGTAGACAAATCAGGCCCTTGACGCCCTTCTACTGCGCGTAGCCGCTCAAGTACGTCAGGGTCCATTCGTCCGCGTCCTTCCTCAAACCTACGGCGTAACTCTTCAATCTGACGTTGCGCGTCAGGGTTAATGCCGATGGCTTGTCGAGCATCAATGCCCTCTTGAACTCGACGACGAATATCTTCGATATCAATGTTTGGCAATCCCTCAAGGCGACCACGTAAGTTACCAATCTGCTCGCTAATGGACGATGGATCAAACTGCTGTCTAAACTGCGCGACTGATTCGCGGACACTATTAACCCGCTCCTCTACCGGCGTAAGGCGCTGGTTAAGTTCTGCGCGTAAGCCAGCAATTTCTTGCTCAGGGGCGCCAGCATCAATACTGTCTTGAATCCGGCGCTGTAGTGACTCAATGTCTACCCGCTCCTGTTCTGGTAGCTGGCTAATAATTTGTTGGCGTATTGCATCAACATCAATATCAGGCAGTGCGCCGACTTGACCACGTAGTTCACCTATCTGCTCGGCAACACTGCCACGAGACTCTTGTAGCCCCTGTAACTGCTCCTCAACGGGGCGAATCCGGTTCTGTAGCTCTTGACGTAAAGCGTCAATTTGCTCAGGCGGTGCACCACGGTCGATACTCTCTTGAATCTGTCGACGTAAGTTTTCTACATCCACCTGCTCCTGCTCTGGTAAAAGACGCATCACCTCATCACGAATTTGAGTTACGTCAGGAAAATCTTGCTGAGCAAGAGCAAGAACCTCTCCTGTAATCTCTCTGCGTAACGCTTCCGTGTCTATTTGTTCTGGCATTTGACCAAGAATGTCTTGGCGCAACTGAGCGCCAAAGGCGTCTAAGTCTGGGCCTTCTTGCCCCTCTAGCGCCGCAATTCGATCCATGAGCGCCTGACGCTCTGAAGATGCCATATCTGTTTGTTGTTGTGCTTGTTGCTGTGCCGCCTCTTGAGCCGACTGAATCTGTTGTGCGAACTGATCGTACTGCGCTTGCAAGCCGGGTTGTTGCGCCTGCATAGCCGCCAAACCACCAGAACCTCCGGCATCGCTGTATCCGTAAGAAGGCATATCTGTCGATGGCATCGATGTTTCAGGGCGAGCGCCTCGGTCAAACACTGACCGATTCATCAAAAAGTCGGTGGCCCCTGCATAGGGGCTTTGCCCTGAAGAGTATTCTTGAAAGGCGCGCGACATGAGATTGTCGTAAGAGCCAGCTCCGGGATCGCCGAACAAGTCGTCAAATCCGCCCATAGCAGGAGGAGGTACGGGTCCACCGGTCATTGGTGGTGGCATAGGCCCCGACATTATTGGCGGCTGTTTTACGGGAGGAAGCGGCTTAATGCCAGCCGTTCCGGGAGGCACATAATTTGGGCTAGAGGGATCTACTCTAGGCCCGGCACTGCCAAGCGGGTATTCCCCCGTTCCGTCACCGCCCATAGTGCCCATCATAGGTGGGTTTGGGTCGAAAGGGGGCGACTGATAACGATCGATGGACTTGGGTTCTCTTATGGGTGGAGGGGGCTTTATGCCACCAGTACGCATAAAGCCGGGTCGCGGTGCGTTGGTGCGAGGGTTTTTTACAATTTGCTGTGCAAACGCCAACGCATCTGCGTGTTGTTGATCTGTAAATGATCTCTTCATTTAAATCACCAATTTTTGCACGACCAAAATGCCGCTGTGAAAACGTCCTTTTTCTGCTCTACTGCATCGCAGTTGTGGCGAGCACGGAAGCTCTTACGTCGCTCTGGATTACTTTTTTTGATGGTCATGTTGGAGTCGCCAAAGCGAACCATTTTGACCTGATCACCTTTTTTGGCTAAGACCTTGAACTTTTTAGGGCCTCCGCTCGTGCGCACCGGCTTGTTATAGCCGGGAAACGACTCACCTCGGTAGGTGAGCCGTCCGCCTTCAGATCGTTCAACGTCTTTGGTATCAGCCATAACTTACTCGTAAAAAACGTCAGCAACGTCAAGATTAGCCATGTGAAAGTAGAGCCCATAGCGCACAATAAAGCCGCTATTTGGGATCTTAAACACATTAGCAAAGGTATCTGCCGCCGCAGTCTCTTTGCTCATCAACCAGCGCTTCGGCTCTTCTTTGCCGGGCGTGGAGGCCACGTAACGACAAGCAGGAGTGCCGGAAATGGTGTCAGAATTCAGCATGGTGACTGTGAAGGCATTTGCCGTAGTCACAGTGATGGCGTAATTACCCGGCTGAGCCGTGCCGCCAGTGCCTGTTTCAAAAGCAATGCCCACCACGTCGCCCGTAGACAACCCATGGCCTGTATCGGTAACCGTTACGGTGGTGCCACTTTGTGCGTAAGTACCCGCTTCTGGTGCCGTACTGGTGTCGAACAAATCGAGAATGCCTGCGGATGAGGTGCCAGTTACACTGACCTCCTTAATTCGGCGACGGCCAAGAACGACGAAGCCACTTTCGTGCCGGTGTCCCTGAAATACTTGAGATAAACTGTCCACGGTTTACCCCCTTACGCATTGTTTATGTTCTGAATGTACTCAACAGTCACATAGCCAGCGCCGCTTGTTCCAGCAGAGAAGTCGATAAAGATTGGCAAGTCTGAAGTGCCAATATCTACCCAAGTATCTGCGTCAGTGATTGTTCCGTCGCTTCCATGGTGGATTACGTTAGCCGCCGTTCCAGCCGCCAGAGCGGTAAAAAGCTCGGTAGACGTCGCTGACGTTCCCATTGAAATGTTAGCCGCATCACAAGCCGTGGTGATGTAAACAGTCACCTCGGTAACTTGACTGTTTGCAGGAACAACAATGCCGGTATCGGCCGCTGTAGTGCTTTGAGTCCAGCTTGCAGTTTGAGCCATTGTGACAAAACCGACGTTTTTAACGTCACTGCCAACAGTGGTTCCAGTTGTATCTTTAATTGTTCCGGCCTTAATTGGACCAGAGAAAGTTGTAGTAGCCATGATAAGTCTCCTGTCTTGGCAAATGTCAGTTGTAACTGTCAGAAAGACCTTATCATCATAGACCTGAATGAAGACAAAAAAAAGGGGGCCATTGGCCCCCAAGTCTCACTACTGAAACTTATGCGCCCTGTGATCCGTAGATGCCTCTCCAGTCAGAGAATCCGAATGAATAACGCTCACGCGCCTTGTATCGGATGTTGCCTGTGCTGAAGTCTGGCTCCATAGACGTCTCCATCGCGGTACGCTGGAACATCTTGAGTCCTTCACCAGATTCGGTGACAGACGTCAGGATGAAGTACGCATCGGGGTCAGTCAGGTAATGGTTTACCGTGTAACCACCGGGCAGTACGCCAGTGTTGCGAATGGCGTTGATGTCGTTGTCAGCAGTGCCAACACGCAATTGCGAGTTGAGAATGCGGTCAGCAACGAACGTCAACTGTGGTGGAATGACTAGCTTGGTCGCTTGTACTGAGATGGTCAGACCGCGATCGTCAGTGAAAGTGCTGATATCGATCAGCGAATCTTCCAATGAAGTCTCGTTAAGGTCAGCCATAGTAGTTGCGCGGTTCGCTAGAGTTCCGCCACCTGCCAGTGGGTGTGCTGTAGAAATCATTGGCTGTCCGTCACCACCAGCAAAGCTGGTGTTGAAAGCGTTGTTAAGGACATCTGCGCCCTTAACTTCCTTGGTGTTAGCCATTGATCGAGCCAGTGCCTTCACGTAACGGCGGCCGAGTGAGTCGTAAAGGTTGTCCTCTACAGCCTCATCAGTCAGCGAAAACGCTAACGCAATGGTGTCGTGGGTATAACGAGCCGTGAAGCCTTCTGACGCAGTGTCGAAAGATACACCCTGACCTTCGGTCTTGACAGGTGCACTTCCGAAGCCTGTGATCAGAACTTCTTCTTCAAAAGCACGTTGCGAGTCTTCAATAGAGAAAATCTCTTCATACTCACGGTCGTA